TGGTCAGCATGCCATGAAATTGCACATATGCTAATCGAAAAAAATATATCGTATGGCAACTCCGCCTTGGAGCCCGCTAGAATATTTTCAACGGCGGGATCAACGGAACAATTAAAGGTAAGAATAGATGATAAACTAAATAGAGTAAAGAATAACCAGGGCTTCGCAGGAGATAATGACATTGACGACCTCATCGGTTACCTAATTCTGTACAAAATAGTCAGATCTCAGGTTGCTATTTCAGTCGACTAGAAGTATAATGGTTATCTATGGAAATTGAATTAGCAGACCATTATGACCGTATGAATACGGTTGTATCAGAATTACTAAAAGGTAGTACCCCAACACAAATTGCAACTATCACTGGATTTAAACGTGCAGAGGTTGTTGAATTAATTGATGAGTGGAAAGGTGTTGTCAAGAACGACACGGCTTCTAGAGACAGAGCCAAGGAGGCAATCTCTGGAGCAGACCAACACTATGCAATGCTCATTAAAGAGGCCTGGAAGACCGTAGAGGACGCAGATCAGGCGGGACAACTAAATGTTAAGGCTACTGCTTTAAAGCTTATAGCGGACATTGAGACAAAGAGAATTGGAATGCTTCAGGAGGTCGGACTTTTGGACAACGTTGAACTGGCTGAGCAAATTGCTGAAACGGAAAGAAAGCAGGACATATTAATTAATATTCTAAGAGACATTTCTGCTGAGTATCCAGAGGTAAGAAATCAAATTATGAAAAGACTTTCTCAGGTAACAAATGAGACTGAAGGCGTTGTCATGGAGAGTAACGTAACTATATTGAGAAATGTAAAGGAAGATGGAATTTAATTTTTCTGACATTATTGACATGCTCGACGGAGAAGAATTCGACGAGAAGCCTGTTGATTTAAGAACGTTTGTGAAGAGCCCACAGTACTTGGGGCTACCAGAGTTGTCAGAATATCAGTATACGCTTATTGAAAAAAGCTCTCAGATTTATAAAGAAGCTACACTAATAAAGTTATTTGGCGAAGAAGAAGGAAAAAGAAATTTTAAACAAACTGCCAGTGAGGTTATTGCTCAACTAGGAAAAGGGTCTGGAAAAGACTACTGTTCCACAATTGCAGTTTCATATATAGTTTATTTACTATTGTGCCTTAAAGATCCAGCGTCATATTATGGCAAGCCACCTGGAGACTCAATTGATATTATCAATATTGCTATTAACGCTCAACAGGCAAGCAATGTTTTCTTTAAAGGATTTAGAACACGCATAGATAAATCTCCTTGGTTTGTTGGCAAGTATAGCGAAAAAGCATCAGAAATTAAATTTAATAAGAATATTACAGTGCACTCTGGTCACTCAGAAAGAGAAGCCTGGGAAGGCTATAACGTAATCGTAGTAATCCTTGATGAGATTTCTGGGTTTAGCATTGAAAATACAACTGGCCATGAACAGGCAAAAACTGGTAGCGCTATCTATGAAATGTATAGAGGATCAGTAGACTCCCGTTTCCCAGACTTTGGTAAGGTTATATTGCTATCTTTCCCAAGATATAAGAATGACTATATACAGCAAAGATATGCTGATGTTATAGCTGAGAAAGAAACTGTGGTCAGAACACATCATTTTAAGTTAGACGAAAACCTTCCAGACGGAACAGACGGCAATGAGTTTGATATTGATTGGGAAGAAGATCATATTCTATCCTATAAGTATCCAAAAGTTTATGCTTTAAAAAGACCCACATGGGAAGTTAATCCAACCAGAAACATTGATGATTTTAAGATAGCGTTCTACCGAGATGCCCCAGATGCTCTTGGAAGATTTGCATGTATGCCACCAGAAGCAATTGATGCATTTTTTAAGTCTAGAGAAAAAATTGAAAAAGCTTTTAACAACATGGCAATTGCCGTAGATAACTTTGGAAGGTTTGAGTCTTGGTTTGCACCAGATCCAGATAAAGAATACTTTGTTCACGTAGACCTTGCACAAAAGCACGACCACTGTGCAGTAGCAATGGCACATGTGAATAAGTGGGTAAATGTTAAGGTAACTGAAACTTACTCTCAACCAGCACCAATTGTTGAAGTCGATGTTGTAAGATACTGGACTCCAACAGCAGATAAGTCTGTTGACTTTACTGAAGTAAAAGATTATATTTTGTCCCTAAGAAGTATGGGGTTTAACGTAAGGCTATGCACATTCGATAGATGGAACTCCCATGACATGATGCAACAACTTAAACAGTATGGCATAAATACAGAAACACTATCGGTTGGAAAAAAGCATTACGATGACATGGCTATGATTGTTTCTGAAGATAGACTGACTGGCCCACATATACCGCTTTTGATAGATGAATTATTGCAATTAAAAATTATGAGAGATAAAGTTGACCACCCAAGAAAAGGTTCTAAGGACCTTGCGGACGCTGTTTGTGGATCAATATATAACTCAATCAGTAGAACTAGACGCACAAATAATGAAGAAGTTACTATACATACATACGATTCTTTAAAGTGGGACAGAGAAGAAGAGAATAAAACTGTTGTCACGAATATGATAAGGGCGCCAAGAATGCCTCAGCAGTTGTCAGATGCACTAGACGGAATGGAAATAATATGAGCATATATCAGGAAAAGGCAAAAGAGTGTAAGTGTTGTGGAAAACATGTTCCGCTTCCTACTACATTAAAAGAATATAACGGTGTCATGGTCTGCCCTACAACATTTTCAAATATATTAGAATATAAAAGGCTTTGGAAATCTTATGGAAAAAGACCAATGGGCAGTGTAAGAAAACATTTTTCTGAATATGTTCAGCAAATAGTCGAAACTACTATTGACAAAAATGAGGACGGTAGCTTACAATAGACTACTGGCAACAGTAGCTTAGTTGGTTAAAGCCCCGAACTCATAATTCGGTAATCGTAGGTTCAAGTCCTACCTGTTGCACAAATTGGAGTATAATTTATTTATGGGAGATGAGATGGACGAAGAAGATATGGATGGTCAAGACCTGCAGTACTATTTAGAAATAGGCGCAATAACTATGGAAGGCCTAGACGAGAATGGCGAATTTATATTTGCTATCCAAGATAAGGCAAAAGAAGTGGCCCCAAAATTGTGGGAAGCGCATCATGAATACGTAGATAAGTCTTTAATGAGACTATATGAATTAGATCTATTAAGAGTAGACTATGATGAAAATCTTCAAGCAACGTTCCACTTGTCTGAAGAAGGAAAAGTTTTAGCAAAAGAAATGGGGCTTGTCAACATAGACATGCCTGAAGTTCCAAATAACTAGGAGGATAATATGCCTTGGGATATAAGAAGAAATGCTGCTGGTTGCACAGGCTATGCAGTTGTTAAGCAAGATACTGGTGAGCTAGTAGGATGTCATGCTGGAGAAACGGCTGCTATGGCCCAGCTAAGGGCTCTGTATGCGTCTGAGTCAGATGCAGAAAAGATGAAGGAAAGAAATAAGCCAATTTTCTAATTGACAAAGAAATAAATTTTTTGATATAATATATATAGGTCGCCTAACGGGGCCTATATAATAACTTATTCGCTTGAAGGAGGAATAAAATGGTAACAAAGCTTGCTATGGATCTTTTTAATGATCCATTTTTTATTGGATGGGATACAAATTTTGCAAAAATGCAATCTTCAAACTCTAACTATCCAATTTATGATCTAGTCAAATTCGATAACGGTGCTTACGGAATCAGTCTAGCAATTGCTGGATTTGAACGTGAAGACATCAACATTTACGTTGAAAATAATAATTTGGTAATCAAGGGTCAACTACACGGAGAACACTGGGATGGAGAGTATGTCCACGAAGGTATTGCCAAAAGAAATTTTGAAAGGTCATTTTCATTAGGAGAATATATGGAAGTTTCTAAAGCTGAAATGAAAGACGGCATGCTTCACATATTAATTGAAAAAAATGTCCCAGAAGAAAAAAAGCCAAAGACAATTAAAATAAATAAGGTATAATAGAAGCCTGCACCCCGTCACTGGGGAGTCGCAGACTATTCGGGTCGCTACCCGAAGGATGGACCTGAGCACGTCCCGAAACTGCTCTTTAACATTTAAGGGGAATCATGTTTGAATATAGAGTTAAGCAAGTTACAAAGATAGTAGACGGGGATACTATCGATGTTGATATTGACCTAGGATTTAGCATTTCTTATTCTCAAAGATTGAGATTGGCTGGCATAGATACTCCAGAATCTAGAACCTCAGATAAGTTTGAAAAAACTCTTGGCCTTGAGTCTAAAGAATACTTAAAGTCTAAGTTTAAAGATTCTAAAGAAGTTGTAGTAAAAACAGAAAAGCCAGATAGCTCAGAGAAGTATGGCAGAATACTTGGCTGGGTTTATCTAGACGGAAACTCAAAGTCAGTTAACGAGCAGATGATTGAAGACGGATATGCTTGGGGATACATGGGAGAAACTAAGGTAAAAGATTTTGCAGCCTTAGCTGAAAAGAGAAAAAAGAGCGGTAAGTAATGCCTATCTATGAATACAAGTGCGAGTGCTCACCAGATAAAATAGTTTCTAAAGAAAGATCGATTACATCAATCGAGCCAAACTACTTGTGTGTAGGTTGTGGACAAAGATTACAAAGACATTTCACACCTTTTGGAATACAGTTTAAAGGTAATGGCTTTTATAAAACAGATAATTCAAAATAGTAACGTGGTATAATTACTAAGTAAGCAAAAATATTGCATTACTTAGGAGAGACCTAGTTGACTAGAAAGTTAAAGTACTTTTTAACCAGCCTTTTTATCGTGGGCTGGCTTTTTCTTTTTAGCCCTACTCTTGCTAATGCTGATGAGCCTCCAGCGCCTTCAGAGCAAGTTGTAATAAGTCCCGCACAGCAAGCAGTAAATACAGCGCTTGCAACCGCAACTACAGAAGTTGCACAAGCAGTAACAGCATCTAATACAGCAACATCAACAATAGCAACAGCGGTTCAGGCTGTATCAGCATCTAATACTGCTGTAGCAGCAGCAAATACAGCAGTTACAGCAGCAACCACTGCGGTTGCAGAAGTATCAAATGTGTCCACGGCGGTAGACACAGCAACAGCAGTTACTCAGACAGTTACTCAAACCGTGACTAGCGTAACTCAGGCAGTAGCAGCAATCCCAGTAAGCGCTACAACACAAACACCAGAAGTTGTGGCAGCTCAAACAGTGGTATCAGCAGCAGTCCCTGTAGTTGAATCTGCAACCGCAACAGTTATAGCAACAGCAACCCCTTTAATGACGGAAACGCCAACCAC